CTGTATAGATGTAACCAAAGCTTCAAACTCATCAGCTTTTTCTTCAGCTAAAAGCTGTTCTTGCTCATACACTTCGTTAGCGATAGTGTTAAGCTTATCAAGCTCAACCTTGAGCTCATCGGCTGATAGGTGGTCATAGCCACCTCTAGGCCTTGAGCCATAAGCACGCTTGTGCTCGTCAGAGATATACTGGAGCAGTTGCTCCTTCTCTGATAATTCATTCCATTCTTTATACATACAATTCACTCCTTTCATAAATATATAAATCAACTTTTTTAGCATGTCTCAAAGGTAAACTCTGATCATATGCATGGTAATATGTACCGTCTTTTACCGCAGCTTCTTTTCTAGGACCTCTTCCTTGAAGCTTAACTCTCATTCTTGGTAGCTTTTGAGGTGGTTGTTTAGAGTAACCATTCTCAAATCTATAAAGAGCTCTTTCCTCTTTTCTCTTATTATGTTTATTAATCACTTTTACAACATCTCTAATCTTTTCAACTTCTAGCATGTCACCTGCACTATCAACCCAATATGTTCCTATATAACTTTCTGACCTTCTACTCATCTGCACATCTCCTCAAATCTTTGCATTACTAATCTTTCTCTTAGCATATCCATATCAGCAAAAGCTAAGAATTCATCAAATGAATCAGCAAGAGGTACCATACCTAATTCATCAACTACTGACATTGATGACATATCATTTACATCTTCAGCAATCTGCTCAAGAATCATTTCATTATTTATATTACTCATAAAACTCCTTTTTTTATTTTTTGGTATAATACCATTGTATACTAATTTTGCGTAAATGTATATAGTTAAACTGAAATTGTTACACAATTGTAACAGAACTGTAACAGAATTGTAACATTTCTCAAAAGAAAGGGGCCGAAGCCCCTTATTGAACTTACAATATGCTTAAATTAAGCAACTTCTGATTTAACAAAAGTGTAGACACCGTAAGCGAGTGCTACCCAGGCTAACCAATCAATTAGTCCGCCTAATAGAATATATCCAAGAGATAATCCTATAATCACACCGCCATCCCAAGTGGTTCTTTCGTTCCATCTTGCTACGACCCATTCTTTTGCTATATTTAAATAGTTCATAAAGTCTCCTCTTTATACTTTGAAATCGGCAAAAGAATCTGGTTGTTCTCTTTCACCGAACTTATTTATAGGTTTGTCGGGAGTCATATCAGACATTATATCTGATTGAGCCGACTCTTCCACATCATATAGTTTCATGCGGGAACGATCCACACCAACTACGAATCTTCGATATTTGGTTGGATCATTATACCTATTCTTCAATTGCTTTACCAATAATTGGCCTAACTCTTCAAGTTCCTCCGTTGAAATCAGAGCAAACATTAAGTCAGCCGTTGCTGGTAAACCAAATGATTCAGATGTATCCTCAAGACCGACATCAGTATTACTGAACCCTGACCTTGTAGTCTGAGTTGCCGATACTATCGGAACATTGAATTCCACAGCTAATCCACGAAGTTCTTCCGCGATAGCTTTAATATATGTATAACTATTTATACTTCCGCCCATGCCTCGCATACGCGAAGATGCACAAATATTTAAATAATCTATATATATTATGTCTGGTTTAAAGTTTTTCTTGAGTTTTAATTCATTTAATAGTGCACGGAAGTGTCCGGTATGAGCAGAACCTGTAGGATATTCTTTTACAATTAACTTACCAATTGCACCCTTTGCTATTTTTCCAATCTTATCATTAAATACTTTTTTAGGTAAAGATGATAATTGTTCGATTGGTAAATTCATAAGATTAGCATCAATCCTTTCAGCTATTCTTTCTTCCGCCATTTCTAATGTAATGTATAAAACATTTTTGCCTTGCTCTAGAACTGATGAAGCACAATGACACATAAACAAAGATTTACCTACACCAGTTCCAGCAAGTGCGATATTTAAAGTTTTATTTGGTAATCCGCCCTTTGTAATTTTATTGAAGTAATCTAAATCAAATGGAATCCTATCTTCTTTAAGATTATAAAAATCAAATCTTTCTGATGAGTTATCAATATAATCATGACCTATAGCTTGGTCAAAAGAAACACCTAATGCATCTGATAGTATTTCAGGTATAGCACCTTCACTTCTTTCTTTATCTTTTTTATCAATAATTTGAATAGATTCCATAATGGCGTTATAAACTGCTCGTTCTCTACACCAGTTTTCAGATTCTTTAATTAAGTAATCAGTATCAACATCAGACTTTTCTTGTATTTCTTCAATAAGTCTTGATGCTTGATTTAATATTTCTTCATGTGCACTTACCTTTTTTAACTCAAGGTCCAATACCTTTGCTGTTGGTAATTTATTATGTGTATTTACAAAACTTGTAATTAAATCAAATACTGTTCTGTGAGAACCATCAAAGTATTCCTTCTTAATATAAGGAATTACTCTTCTGCAAAATTCTTCATTATTGAGTAAATGATTAAGTATGTGTGTCGGTAGTGTTTGATTCAATATTTCCTATCCTTGCTTTATCGCTATCTAAATTATGTTCTATTATATGCTGTAAGACTGCACCTAAATAATTCTTAAAGTTTTCATCTTTTTCTAATTCATCAACAGTATGTTCGGCAGGGTCAGCAACTTGAAAAGTAAACCCTAAACTAGCCATATCTAATTCAGGGCTCTCTTTTACTGATACTGTTCCATACATTACTATTATATCTTTATATATTCCAGTTTTAAACATTACACCTTGTATTGGATAACTGGGGTTATCGACAAAAGAATAATCTTTTTCAGTAATGTCAAACACTATTCTTCCTCAAGGTCCAAGTCAATTTCTAATAATGGTTTGTGACCAATAGAATAATATGACATTACAAATTCTTTAAAGTCAGTTTCTTTGAAGATTGGATCCCAAAACTTTTTAGTCTTAGTATCTTTTTCTCTCACCTTACCATCTTCAATTTCACCTGTAGATTTATCAACTCTTGCATACCAACCAACATTTGGTTTAGTTACATATCCACCCGCTAAGGCCACATCGAGTAATCCACCATAGGTTGCAATACCACCTTCCCAAGTAACTTCAACTGGGATTTTAGATTTCTCTTTTACAAACCTTGATTTCTCTACATTAATTATAAAGTGATACCCTGTAACATCAGTACCTTTTTTCTGTTGGCGTCTTCCAATAATCCAAATGTTATCAGCTGAGTAATAAATACCTGTACCACCTGAAACAATTGATTTAGGAAACAATCCAATCTCTTGATAAGTATGGTTAACAGCGAGTAAAGGGACGTTCTTCATCGTAAGATAAGGAGTGACCATTCGGAACAGTCCCTTTAACGCTTTGGCTCTTGACATATCAGCCACTGATTTTTCATTGAGTGCATCTTCTAATTCTTTCTTAGATGCAAGGTTACCAATAGAATCGATAACTATAACAACCTTATCCCCTCTCTCAATATTTTCAAGTTGACCTACTAAGTCAAATTTTAATTGTTCAACATCTGTAATTGGCGTATGTAATACTCTACTTGTATCAATACCAAAAGATTCGAAATACTTTTGTGGTGATCCAAACTCTGAATCATAAAATAACATTACAGCATCTTCGTATTTATTAAGATAAGCTGCACCCATAAGTAATGCAAAACTTGTCTTAAAGTGTTTTGAAGGTCCAGCCAATACTGTTAGTCCAGATGACAGTCCTCCTTCCATATCCCCTGATAAAGCAACATTTACCATAGGTACATCTGTAGGAATCATATCCTTCTCTGCGAATAGTGGTGAATCAGCAAGTATATCAGTACTTTTGATTTTACTATTCTTTTTCAATTTATCCATTATAGACATAATTATCTCCTGCCTCTTGGGCTATTATATTGATTTTCCAATCTCAATTGCTTGAGTTGGCGACTTCTTGCTTCAGCCTTTTTTCTTTTTCTTTTGGCTGTAGGCTTTTCATAAAATTCTCTTTTACGAACTTCTTGGATAATACCAGCTTTTTCCACTTGCTTTCTGAACTTTCTTAAAGCTACATCAAAAGGCATTGGCTTAGCTGGTCTTTTATCTTTTGGGTGCCTCTTACGAGGTCTTAAATTAACTGACGGCATAGTCACTCCTATTTTTAAACATATATTCTATATTATACCATAAATTCATCAAGTTGTAAATGGTTTTTTTCATATTCATACACTTTTCTTTTGTTATCTTGTAATAAGTATTCTGTATCTATTAAATCCAACCTATTATCAAAGTACAGTTTAATTTGATCCATCATATCTCTTGCTGTTTTCACTGGCACATTTTGACAGATGTGGTTGATTTGTCTTCTTGGATTTAATAACTCAAAGTCTTCAGGTAAATACATAATACTTAACATTTCCCTATAAGTTAAAAATCTATCTTCTGATGGGTGAGTTAACTGATGAGGTAAATGTCCAACAAAAGCTCCGATATAATTATTAGGTATTGTGATTGTTCTTCTCATTGTACAACCACCAGCATATTCTTTATCATACATTCTTTTTAATACTCTATGCCATCTAACAGATTTATCATCTTCTTTATTTTCTAAATCTTTTATAATTCTCTGCCATGCATCAAATCTATCTTTACCCATTTCATCAAGTATGTTATATAAGTTAACATTATTAAATTGTAAGTTTTCAACAAAGTCTTTATGGTTCATATTATGTTCATTTAATATCCATTTGTATACAACATCATCAGAAGGAATTAACTTATTATGTACTTCTGACATAGGATCACCTTTTTTATTTTTAACTGATTTTAAAAGATCCTCAATTCTTTGGTGTGGCCTGTGGATATAATTAAATAAAGGGGTTTTAGTACCTTTCCAAAAGAAATAAAACGTCCTGTCGCGTATCTGAGAGTACCCCTGGACAAGCGATTTAGTTTTATAAATGGATAGTGTATACCCATGTTTTTTACCTATCTCACGTAATTTCTTAACTACAGGTTTACCAGTACTTTGTGCTAATCTTGGTGCGTTTTCTCCCCAAAAAACTTTAGGTTTAATATTACCTAACACATATTCGGCTGACTCATACATCCAGTTATTGGTAGGGTTATTACCTGATGATGCTGGACTTAATGATGATAAACCAGCACATGGACATACGGTATTTACTATGTCAACCTTCTTTGCTTTATATTTTGGATTCTCATCTAGTTTTATATAATCACCAGTATAGTTTCTTTTTGTTCTTAAATAATTTAAATAGTGTGAGTCATTCGCCTCAAAGTCAGAGTATGATAATACCCACTCAGGATTTTGTCCACCTAATGATTCTGATATGCCCAGCGACTCACCTCCAATTAATGGTACTATTGAACCATAAGTTAAATTTTTACTTTCCATTTTTTACTCTCTCCCTAAGATCACTTGATGAGAACGAATGTCTCCTTTTATTATAATGTATTGGACACAACCCTTTACCTGTATGTTCAATATCTTTATATTCTTCACCTACTATACGAATGTCCGGATTAATTGTTAAAATCATATCAACAATTTCTGCTTCAGTCGTAAAAGGTATAACTTCGTCCACATATCTACATGCAGATAATTGCACATATCTTTCAAATGGACTTTGTATTGGTTTGTTTTTATTTTCAGGTCTATCAACTGTAGGGTCTATTAATAAACCAACAATTAAATAATCACACATTGATTTTGCTTCTTGCAACATTACAATGTGACCTGCATGAAATAAGTCAAAAGTAGAACATGTAAATCCAACTTTTGCATCTTCTGGTAATTTAGTTTTATCTAGGAACATTCACTTCTCCATTAATTATTCTATCAATTTGTTTTGCATAAACTGTATACAAGGGTGTCTTATCTGTAGGTAGGTAATGAAAATATTTAGGTAACTTTCTGGTTCTTGATATATCAAAGGTGTCTTTCAAAACTCCACTATGTACTTTCATGTCAGTACCAAATGTAGTTACATCATAACCATTTTCAGATAACCATCTATAATAGATAGCATATATGTTTTGTTCTATAATCCAAAACTTACCACCTATGACACGCTTGTTCTGTTTATTATTTATAAATTCACTTTTTGCTTTATATTTTTCTGTTGCTTCTACTAAAAGATTATACACATTCGGATGTAAGGCTCTATTTAAAAAAGTCATCAACATATCGTTATCCTTATGAATAATCTGTCCTGAGTTTAATGTGAACCATGGCTTTTCTCTCATTTTAGTAATATCAACATATTCTCTATATAAAGGTTCTAATACTTTTTCTACACCTTTTGCCATTACACCTAATGCTGATTCATTATAGTAAACATAATCTTTTTCAAAATATTCATCAATTGGTTGAAGTAAAAATACATCATCGTCCATCATCATTGCTTTTTCAATATGAAGTATTTTATGTACATAAGGAAATACAAACCATTTAATAGC